CATGTCGAGCGGCTGATGCCGCCAACGGTGTTGGTCGGAGTGTCGGCCACGAGAAGCTGGAGACCACCGATCTCCTTACCGCCCGAGCCCGTACCGTCCGAGTACATCGAGGTGGCGACCACGTTATCCATGGTCTGCTCGGCGTTCATGATGCGCGAGGCAACGAGGTTGATCGAGCGTTCCTCGCCGCTGTTCTGCAACTGCTCCTGGCCCGAGATGGAAACCGCTACCGCGAGCAGCTTCATGTCGAACTCCGCCATGGAGAAAGTCTCCTGCGGATTGATGGCGACCGTCTCGTAGCCAGCGTACCAAGTCGCGTTGGTGTTGTTGGCGTAGTTGATTTCCTGGTCGATGGTCGTACCGCCATCGAAGGGCATGAAGCCCATACCGCGCTTGGAAAGCTCGCGGAGGATGGCGTTGTTGCGCGTGATGTTGTCCGCCAGCTTGCGCGTGCGGTTCTTGAGCGTGGTCGTCAGAAGATCGCCAATGCTATTCGGAACAGCCATGGGAAAGTCCTATTTGCTAGGCCCCCGCCAATTCCCGCGCTGCTGCACGAACATCATCAAGGGCCGATGAATGTTGATTCTGAGCGGCCGGAGCAACGCCCGGCAGAGGAGAACCGTTGAGAGATGCCGCCGCAGCCTTGCGAGCCGCTTTGACTTCCTCAGCGCGCCTTTGCCCGTCTGCCTCGCGCTGTGCCTCGATGAGGGTGGCGCGGATCGTCGGATTTGCCCATGTCGCCCGGTCGTAGGCTTCCTTCAGTCTCTCCATCGGGGCGCCAAGTGGGATTTCTCCCGAGGCAAGGAGCCGGTGGATCGTTGGCGCCACATCGTTGAAATAGGGATGCGCCGCGTCGTTCTGGAAGGCAGTGATCTGGCTGATGGTCGCTTGGGTCTGCTGAGTTTCAGCCTGGGCACGCTCGGCCATGATGGGCTGGAGACGCTGCTCGACGGCTTGAGCTATGAAGGCTTCGAGGTTCTGCGGCTGGCCTTGCGCGGGTGCCTGATTGGGCTGCCCACTGAAGACGGCGCGAGGATCGAGCCCCTTGCTGCGGAGGATATGTTCCGCCAACTGCACGGGGTTGTCAACGCTCATACGCGCAAACTGCATCATCTGGCGCTGCGCCTCGACGACGGAGCCCGCATGGTTGACCAGAAACTCGCGGTTGGTGTCGAATAGCTCCTTGAGGGGAGCCAGTTCGTTCCGCGCTTCCTCGACGCCATTCAGTTCGGCTGCCACGGCTTCGCGGACGTTGCGGGGCATACGATCCCAATCGACCTTCGCGGCGCCCTTCCAGCCGACCGGCGGGGCGATGCGGTCCAGGTGCTTGCCGTCCTTGCCGATTTCGGGCGGGAGTGGCTTGGGGGCAAGTGGCTTACCATCAGGCCCAACTTGTGTCCCATCAGCCTTGAGCCCTCCCACCGTCTTGGCCGGATCAGCCCTCAGCGTCAGCGTCTCGCGGGCTTTCCGCTCTTCTGCCTTGGCGAAGCGGCCAGCCTCGTCCCGCGCACGGTCTGCCGTCTGCTGGGCAGTCTCTGCTAGGATGGGCTCGTCAGGCGTTTCAACTACAGGCGTCTCGATTACCGGATCATCACCAGCCAACTCACTTGCAGCGGCACGAACGTCCGCCAAGAGGTTATCGGTTTCGTTCGGCATAAGCGCGCTCCTCACGTTCGGTCCGGCGCTCGCTGGCAACGCCGTTCCAGTTGGACTTCAGTTGATCTCCGGCATCCTTCACCGCCTGCCCGAACTCGTTGGGGTCCACGCGCTCGCGCTTCACGGCAAAGTTGGTCTCGTTGCCGACATGCACCAGCCCTCGGGCCTTGTTCTCCCGGTAGTGGGCGGACTTGCTGTCCAGCATCTTGCCGCTGGGTAAATGTTTGATGCCGTTTACGCCCGCGCCTAGGTCATCACGGATCAGGCTGGGGCCTTCGGGTCGTTCCTCGAAGTAGTTGTTGCGGATTTCGACAACCGCATCCAAGTCGGCATCGTAGCGAAAGCGGGTTCTCATGCTGGCCCTCCATTCGGCTGCGGCGGTGGCGTGGCTTGCAGGATCGCCATATCGGCCGCCCTCTCAGCCATTCCGTGCTGGTGATCCGCCACGGCTGCCACGACGCCAAGCTGCGCCTTCGTGGTCTCAGCCTGCGCCTTGACCTGTGCCGTTTGGTGCCCGATCTGCGCTGTCGCCACATCGGCCTTCGCCTTCTCCGCGTCCGCCTGTATCTGCGGGTTGGGAGTCGGGGGCTGCTCGGCCTTCTTCTTCATCTTCTCGACGAACTCATCCAGCGCGCCTTCGATGGTGTCCGCGCCCTTCCACTGCCTTGTCACCCAAGACATAAGTTCGCCAAGGAAGTCTGCCGCGTCTGGTTCAGCCTGCATGATCGGCAGCGCAGCCGTCATGAACTGAGCCACCGCCGTCACGAACTGCGTAGCCGACTGCTGCTGCGCCTGTTGGTCAGGTTCAATCGTGCTGTCCGTCTCCACGTCCACGACGAAGCCGCGCAGCTTCTCATTGCGGAGGATCGCCATGACCTCCTCCCAGGTCGGCTCCTCCATGGCTTCCTCAAGGTCGGGGATTTGCTTCTGGAGCGCCTGTAGGGCCTGCTGGGCCTGTTGGAGCACAGCGGGGGGCTGGGGAGGCGGGGGAGGCTGCATACCCTGCTGTTGGGCCTGTTGGGCGGCCTGCTGCTGCATCTGGGCGAACTGCTGCCCAAGCTGCTGCGTCTGCATGATCGTCTGCTTCTGTACCTGCGTCAGCATCTTCACGCCGGACATGGCCTGGATGACCTCCAGCTTGAAATGCTCGCAGATGATCTCGGCCTTCTTCCGAAGCAGGTCGCGGATGAACCGCTGAACGTCCTTCTGGCTCTCGCGGATGCGAACGCCGCCGAATTGAGCCTTGAGCTGCTGGGCCGTTGCCGTCTCGGCTGAATCCGTGGCGCCCCGCATGATGTCCGAGATACCAGTAACCTCGTACATGATCTGAATGGCCGACTGCCGCGCCTCGATGCACTTGAATAGCGTTTCAGCCACTTCCCGGACGGGGAACCATGCCACCTGTTTATCTAGGCCCCCACGCTCGGCAAGGCCCATGAAGTTCTCGACCGGGATCATGTCGTTGTCCCCGGCCTCCATCAACTCCTTGATGCTCTCCATGTCGGCAGCGTAGACGCCGCGAAGCCGGAGGGCCTTGGTCAGGCCAGCGATGCGTTGCGTCAGCAGGTCGATCTCGTCTGCTTGGTCAACGTACTGCTCAAAATCCGGGACCGGGTTCGTGCTGTCGTTGCTGGTTGTGCTTTGCAACGGTCTCGGGCAGGGCCAGAAGCCGTCAAAGTTGATCGGCGGGGGCATCACGGCCAGCGGCGCCTGAGCGTAGCCCGTCGCGATGTGGAGTACCTGCTGCTCGCTCTTGTCCCAGATTACCCAGACGATGGCCTTGGCCTCGGACTGTTCCGTCGCGTTCCGGCTGTCGCCCTTGTCATCGGCCTCCTTGTGGTCGAGGGTGATCTCCTGGCTGATCTGGTCGGCTAGTTCCTCGTCTCCCGTTGTCGCAAGAACAGCCGCCTTGACCTCCTTCCGAGTCATGAACACGCGATAGCCCAGGAACCACACTTCTTGCCATGTCCGGGCCACGTTCGTGATGATATCTTCCCAATGCAGATACCGGGTTTCCGCCGCCTGCCAGCCCACCTGATCCGCCTCGATCTGCGGGCGGTATTCCACCATGGCTAGACCGGAGCCGGGCAGCAGCCGGTCCTCGACCACTTGGCTCATCACGTAGTCAAAATCCTCCATCGCTAGGCTGTTCTGGAGAACGTTCTGGAGGACGATGCTGGCGTTCCGGCCTACCGGGTCTTTGGTCTTGTTCCTACGGGAGACGTTGGCCTTTGGGGTCTGTGCAAATAGGACGGGCTTCTGCGTCTGGACGTTGGACCAAAGCACGTTCATGCGCTTGTTGGCCATCGGCACGCCCAAGGTGGTCTGCGTGCGCTTGTTCTTGAACCGCTTGATGATCTGACGGCCGCGACGGATGAAGGGCTGGCGCTTCTTCTCGGCGTAGGAGATTTGGCCCAGCCAATACGATGCGACCTCCTGCGGGGTCTTTTGGGTCGGCTCGTCGCCGTCCGGCTTTTCGACCTTTTCGTAATCAAGCGCCATGGGATGCCTTCTTGCGGGCGCGGAATGCCCGCTGCCTGTCTGAGTTGGAAAGTGCATCAGCCTTCTTGGGCCTGCCGCGCGTAACGGAAATTACCTTAGCCATTTCTGTTACGGTCGCACGCGGGGGCGCTGATTTGGTAACGCGGGCCTCGCGCATGGCACGCAATGCCGCCTCTCGGGGACCGATCATCGCGCGCCCTCGCGGTCATGGTCTTTCCAGAGGCGATCCATCGTAGGGGCGCGCGTCCGGGGCGATTCGATGCCGCCAATCGCAATCCCAGGGAATACGGGCTCTTTCTTGGGCTGGTCCTTGCGGAGGTAGGGGCGGCTCATGCAGGCGTACCGCACCTCATCGGGCGCGTGGTCCTCGGCCTCGGTGTCAACGTCCTCGGGCTTGTTCTCGTCGTGCTGCAAGGCGGGCAGCGTGCGGATCAGGTCGCGGCAGGTGTCGAAGAAATAGATCATCGGCCGCTCGTCGCCCAGGAGGCGGGCGCGGACCTGATCCCAGCCGCCCATGGCCCCCGTCCCTGCCGTGCGCTTGTTGTCGGCGCGGCGCATATTCGGCAGCTTCAATCGCTCCCATATCGAGGGGCCGCCATCTGAGGCAAAGGCCGCAGGGTCCAGCACGCCGTATCCAATGGTTTCGCCGCGCTCACGGTCGCGGATGCCCTCTCCCACTTCCTCGGCCGGCATCTTCAGGCCGGTGTTCGGCTCGCCCGGCTTGCAGCCATACCACTCGCGATATCGGATCAGCGCGCCGCGGGGGAACGCCGGCAGGCTGCCGTCGCTGATTGCCCACCAGCCCACAGAGAATGGCTTGGCAGAGCCCCAATCCATCGAACGAAAGCGCGTCCATTCCTTCGGGACCTCGAAGGGCTTCACCAGATGCTTGGGGCCGAACTCGGGGAAGAACGCGCCCGCTATGACGTTCCAGTCGCCCTCCAGCCACGCCCGCACCAACTCCTCGCTCCCGCTCATGTGCAGGTTGGCGACGTAGTCCCCGCCTAGGTAGCCGTTATCCGTCACCCGCGACGGGATGTAGACGCGGTTACGGCGCACAATTTCGCCGGTAAACGGGTTCTTGAACTCGCTGGCAATCAGCTTGCGACCAAGCGGGGCCGGGTCGATGTAGCGGGCCTTCACCCACTGGTGACCGGCGCCGCCAGGATTGCCCGTCGCCCTGAACCCGCACGGCACGGCCGCACCGGAGCGCAGCGTCGCCATCAGCTTCATGATCGGGGCCGGGCTGGGGAAGTTGCCGATTTCCTCGACGTAAACCCGCGTGTAGCTGTGACCCTGGTAGTTGTCGGCGTCGCTGTCCCGCTCCAGATAGGCGAAGATCAGCCGGGCGCCGTTGCGGAATGTCCATTCCTTGTCGGTTTCGTTGAAGTCCCCGACATGGCGATAGATTTGCTTGGATCTGGCAATCGTCTCGCGCAATTGCTTCAGGGTGCGCCGGATCATCAGCCCAATGGCGTGTTCGCCGTATTTGTCGGCATGCTCCAGCCATTCGCCCAATACGCCGTCAGTCTTCCCCCCGCCGCGCGCGCCGCCATAGAACACTTCGAACACAGGGCAGCGGAGCAACTCCATCTGCGGGCCGGGCTGGGCCTTCCATTCCTCGAAGTCGGCGCCGTCAGGCATCAATGCACCGCTACTTCAGCGGCCCACGCTTCATCGCTGGCGGCCTTTTCGGGCAGGCGGGCGGCTAGGCGAACATCCTTGACGGTCGTTTCCCGCCGCTCGATGAACATGCCCAGATGCTTGCCCTGTAGCTCGCTGGCACGAAGCGCGGAGGCGTACTGCTCTGCACCAGCGGCGGCCAGTCGCGTCGCCTCGATGTCGGCCAGCACCTTCTCGGCGGTTAGCTCCAGCTTTCCGGCGCGCTTCTCCTGCCCCTTGGCTATTGTCGCGGCTACTGAAGTTTTCTGAAGCAGTTGATAGCCGATCTGCTCGGCCGTCTTCTCACTGTACCCAGCACGAATGGCCGCCTGTGTGGCGTTCAGATCGATCAGGTATTCCGCGACGAATCGCTGCTGTTTCGGAGTGAGGGGCTTCTCGCCCATGCCGTTGCTCGCTGTTGTGAGCGTCAGCCTCTGTCCCTACGGATGTTGTATTTTGGAAGTCAACCCGGAATTAGCCCGGCGGCCACACCCTGCGCCAGTCGCTCGGCGGGATGCGCTCTTGGTGTCCGTCAGCGTGCGCCCACCATTCGCAGTAGCCCCATCCTACGCCGCATGTTGACCCGCGCCAAGGCCGCGATGTGCAGGGGCGATATGCCGGTCTGAACGTCGTGTTGCTGCATCTTGCGACAGACCTGGGCGTGGTCCCTGTTCAAATACGCAGCGGTCGCGCGGACAGAGTAGCCGGCGCGCGCCATGCACTTCATCGTGGCCGTGTCGTCTGCAGTCCATTCACGGTAGCGGCGTCGCCCGTTCATTTCGTCACCTCGTGCAGGATGGCGGCGTAGCCCGCGATATCGAGGATCGAGTCCTGATGCTTGGGATCGCGCGCCAGGCGCGTCAGCTTGAGATCGATCATGCACAGCACGACCTCGGCCGCCGTGACGGGGTGGCCCAGCGTGAGCGACCAGCGGGCGGCGATGGCGGCCATTGCCTTGCTAGCGTCGCCGTAGGCCGCCTGCCGCTCGCGCTGCACGTAGGCGGCCTGGTCGAGGAGGGTGGTGGCGCTCATGCTGCGGTCCCCTTGAGAGGTGAGATTGCTTCAAAAAGCGTTTTCCGCTCCAGCGGGTGATTGTTGAGACGAGGCCGGGACGGCACCGACCACGACCCACCACCACGCTCGCCGAGGCAGCGCCATCCAGCGGCCAGCACGCTCGCGCCGGTTTCGCTGGCCAGCAGATATGTGCCGATGCTGCGATAGCCGAGCGCGAAGCAAGCACGAGCAGCGGCGCCGTACAAAAACGAACAAGCGTTGCGGGTGCCATCCGTGCAGAGCCTAGTCACCTCCAGGGTGTTGCCGTCGTCACGCATCCGGGAAACAGGGCGGCCCACGATAGCCACGCCCACAAGCGTTTCCGCTAGCACAGCGCCGATGCTGAACTTGTGGCCCATAACTGGCCGATGATGGCGATGCAAAACGCGAACAAAGTCATTCGCCTCTGTCAATTTAATTGTCCGCAGGAACAAGCGCCCGCTCATGCTGCGTCCCCTGCTCGTGTGGCCCGCAGCACCGCCAGGAAGTCCTCGGCGTGCAGCACCACGACCCAGCGCCGGCCGCTGCGGCGGTGCCACACGGTGGCGATGTCGCCCGGCCGCGCGTCGGTCAGCGACTGCTCCATGGCCGGGTAGAGCGCAAGCGTCTCGGCGCGCTTGACCTCGATGTGGACGCCGTCGAGGCCGACCACGTCCGGGCTGTCGGCACCGCCGGCATACTGCACACCGCGGCGGGCGGGGATGCCGTGGTCGCGCAGGAGCTGCGCCACCTCGCGCTCGCCGCGCTTGCCCTTGTCTCGGCTGGCTTTGCCCATCTTGGCCTCTCCTCAGAACGGCAGCGCGTCGCCGGCTTTCCAGTTTGCCGGCGGTTTAGTTGATGCCGGCCGTGCGGCGGTAATCGCGGCGCCAGGCCATATCGTCTTGGCTTTGCGGTAGATGGCGGCCTCGCGGGCCATCAGCACCCGCAGCAGCTCCTGAAGCGCCACGGCGGTATGGCCGGGATATCGGTCGGCGGTAGCCCCGACATCGGCGGTATGCAGGCAGACGGCGAATGCCTGGCCTTCTACGGATGCGGTCCAGACGGCGCCCAGGTCGTTGGGCTGG